CCCAGCCGATACTGCCCAGCGGTCCCGCTCGTCGCCGATGACATACCGGATAGGCTTGGACGCAAGAGCGTGGGCCTCAGTAGAACCGCACAAAGTGAGGATACCACCCGGATAGGTTTTTTGCAAAATTGTATTGTTGCTATCCCGGCTCTTAGGATCAGCGACCTTCTTGTGCAGTGCGGGGCAGTCGCGAATCATCGGTGCAATACGCAGCTTGGAATATTCCCTGGCGTCAATAGTAGTGGGGTGGATGAACAGGATGCTGCTCGGATCCTCGTCGATGATGTATCCGATTATGATATTCTCAAACGTTGACTTGCCGATCTGTGATGATGAAACAAAGACAATACGGCGCACTTTGGGATCGGTAAAAGCATCCAGCAGCTCGCGGAGGTAGGGTGTTCGGTCCGCTCTCCACAGCCCGATTTCAGCACTGCTTTCACTCGATAGCCTGTGCTTGGCTTCCGCCCACTCAGTTGCGGTCAGATCATTCGGCGGAACCATGCCGGCCAGGGGCTTTTTAATGGCAACATTCAGCCGGAGCACATCGTTTTTACTCGTCATCCCCTTCACGTCCATTCATCATACCCCAGTTCTGTCGCTCGCGGACGCGTTCCTCGTATTTTTTCGGGTCGTATTTGTAATTTGCCAATTCGCCCATGACCTTGTATACTTCTTTTCGGATGATATTAGCCGCCTCCGATGTCAAGGACACATCCGTCACATCCACGGCCAGCCTGCCGGGCAACGCCATCAGCACCCCGCGCATGGTATAAATCAGATCCTCAGTCATGGCGGCTACGTCTTCGGAGCGATGCATTTTGCCCTGGAGCTCCTGCGCTTCCATGACAGCTACTATCGCTTTTGCTTTTTTTATTTCAATTTCGGCAGTTTCACGTTGCCGGTCAGGTTCGGTCGCCTCCTTGGTTATAAGTCCTATATATCTCTCAATAGATTTTGTAAGAGAGTATTTTCCTTTTTGGACAGGCTCAAAAATACCGTCCTGCACAAGCTGCTGTATCCTTCTAGTAGTCAATCCAAGGACAATTGCCAGCTCCTTTGCACAGACAACAGTGTCGAGCGTGATTTGCGCATTGTTTCTTTGCTTTTCCAACAAAAGCCCTCCTTTGCGTAACGAAATGACTAAAAAAATTTTTCACTAACTGAGCGAAATTTGGGGTCGGCGAGCCCGCAAGGCTTGCCACCACCCCGTCACAGTACCTTTATTTTCCAGAATTATATGCTGTTGCAACTCTCTATTAGTTCGGTTGTCCCCTTACAGAAATGGATTCAATACACAAATAGAAAGAGCCCGAAGACTCAATTTGTTTTATTACTTTCTTTGTATACCTTGCATACGATTTAATTGTAAGATTCCGACAAACAAAAACCGCCTCAGTTTCCCGAAGCGGTCATTTATATTTCTTCACTTTAATAATAACACAGATAAACCATGACAAACAATGACAGTTTTATTTTTTCTCAAACCAGCTTTTATACTTCCTATGTGCTGTACGCTGATTTATACCTGTTTCATCCTCAATCTGTTCCCATGTAAGGCCGTTTATGAACCGACACTGAAGGATCAATCTGGTTTCACTATCCGGTATTGTAGCTATGTACTCCTGTGCTTCTGTCATCTTGTCCATCAGTTCTTTTATCCGTCGTTTAATGTTACTACGAAGCCTGTTTACCTGCTTGTCATAACCATCTACGTCAATCCCTGATATCTTGATTACATGCTGTACGTAGGGGAACAATGGCATTGAACCGGTCACAGAATCAGATGTCGTATCAACTTCAATTCGGTATTCTGCTTCTCGCAGTTGCTTCTTCAAATTTTCTATTTCCTTGCTGTAAAATTTCAACTGCGACAATTCTTGTATATTCACCGTAACCCTCACACCCTCTCTGCATAATCCCTGATGTGTTCTTTCTTCATTAGTGCCTCACCTCACAAATGTTGATATCTGTTCATACTGCCCTTCTATTGCGAATTTACAATTTCTGCATTAAACTATAAGTAAATCTCTTACTACTAACTTTATTTAGGAGGATTCATTTGAACAAACCATTCAATTCAAATCGTTGGTATATTTCAGGTTATCTGATAATTTGTCTATCCTTGGTTCTAGCTTTTATATACGCCGCTCACAATGACCTCAATAGAAAAGATGGTAAACTCTTAATAGCAGTTGTTGGTTTAATTGCTATAATAGTTTTTTGTTTAGTGGATCAAATTCGCAAAAAGGTTCAGCATAATTGATAATTCACATTTTTATTTTTGCGTAATCACGCAGTCTCCTTCGCCCTGATAATCCGCTCAAGATACCATCTGGCCTTCTTCAGGTCCTCAATCCCACCCTTAAGCCTGCACCTTGATACGTACTGCAGCACAACGCCTTTACAGAAGCCTTCAAACTCCTCAGGGGTAAGCTTCTCCTGGATGAAGTCCATAACCTCAATCTTTCCGGTAGTGTAATGAGCCGGATGATTCACGGTATCCGGAATCAGTTCCAGCATTTCATCAACTTCCTTGCTGGCATTCAGGCAGATCTTCTCGACACTGTCATTGACGCTCTCGTTAATAGCTACGCTGACCTCTTTGGCAATCTCCTTGATGTCCGGGTATTCCTCAATTTCGATGAATTCTAAGCTACCTGATGATACCTGATCTGGATGATCTTCGTGGCTGTTTATAGCCGATATTGCATCAGCATCAACACTTGTCAGGTTAGTTTGTATAACTACATCCTCCTCTGATACGGACGTGATTTCATCCTGCAGCTGCCTTTTAATTTTTTTCACGTATATCTGATTTGAAGCCTGTTTGTCTGTCAGCTTAAATTCCTTTGCGACAGCTTTCACACCTTCGATATTGGTCCCGTGTTCCCTGCAAATCTCTAACATTCTGTTTACATCAACGTTCAACGCTGTTGTCATATCCTCGACCTCCATTTTTTCGGCAATGCCGTATTTTCGTTTTTCCTCATCACTCATTTTCCTGACAGTCACCGGACCTGGTCCGCGATCCTGACGACCGTCCGGATCTATCTTCCATCCGAAATTCGGTATGTATGGATTATCCAGGCTCATCTTAAGCCACCTCCCGGGTGTACTTCTCAATCCTTGCTTTCAGTGCCAACATCAGTTTATCCTGCGTTGCGCCTTTATCCTCCAATGCTGCGACCACATCTTCATCAACTCCGCCTTCGACAACAAGCCTGTGAATAATAACCTTCTCCAACTGGCCCTGCCGATCAAGCCTTTTATTCGCCTGCAGATACAGCTCCAACGACCAGGGAAGTCCAAACCAAATAACATGATGTCCTCCCTGCTGCAGGTTAAGCCCGTAAGCTGCTGATGCAGGGTGTGCAAGAAGGATGTCGACTTTATGGTTATTCCAATCATCCTCATCCTGTGGACCTTTCAATTCCCGAACTCTCAGACCTGAACCTTCAAGGGCCTTCTTGATCCTGATAAGATCATGCTGGAAATTATAAAACACCAAAGCTGATTGTCCGTTCAGCCCTTCCACCAGCTCCATGAAGGCTTCTATTTTGCAATCATGGATGTGGACAACGTTGCGGTCCTCGTCGTATACAGCCCCGTTGCACAGCTGCAGTAGCTTGTTTGTCAGGACAGCTGCTGATCCCGCATCAATTGTGTTTTCGTCCACCTCCAGAAGCATTTCGCGTTCCAGCTTGTCGTAAGCTGCCTTTGCCTTGCTGTCAAGAAGTACCGGCACAGTAACCGTAATGCAGTCAGGTAGATCCAAGTAATCCTTTGCTGACATACTGACGCATATATCACCGATCAGTTGCTGAATGACTTCATCGGCTCCGGGCTTTGGCGCGTAGCTGAAAATATGATCCCGATCCCGTTGATCCGGCTCGAAATACCGTTCCCGAAAGTGTGTTATTTTCGTCCCCAGCCTTTTACCCTCATCCAGGAGATACACCTGGGCCCATAGGTCAAGCAGTCCATTTGGCGCCGGCGTACCGGTCAGGCCGACAAAACGGGATATATACTTCCGTACCCAGGTCAAAGCTTTGAATCGTTTCGCCTGATGATTTTTAAAGCTGCTGAACTCATCCACGATGACCATATCAAACGGCCAGCTGTTCCGAAAATACTCAACCAACCACGGTACGTTTTCCCTGTTGATCACATACACATCGCCCGGCGTGTTCAGCGCCCTGATCCGCTTGGCTGCAGTCCCTAATACCGTGATCACCCGCAGCATGTGAAGGTGGTCCCACTTCGCTGCCTCTTTGCTCCAGGTGGCTTCAGCAACCTTTTTCGGCGCGATCACCAACACCTTACTGATCAGGAAGCGGTTATACTTGAGGTCATTGACTGCGGTCAGTGCGATGACTGTCTTCCCGAGTCCCATATCCAGAAAAAGACCTAACGCCTCATCGACAAGCAGCCGGTTAATGTTATATTTCTGATATGCGTGTGGTATGTATTTCATGCTTTTATCAGTCCTTTGCAAACTGTGATTATTTGGTCGACTTTTTCCTTGCTGTCGATATCCGCAAATACCCGGGACCCTCTTTTCATGAAATCGTTCTGCTGTTTTATCTGTAAGGGCGTCGACTTTTTCCCTGTGGCTTTTGTTTCAACAAAAACATACTTGTCCCCGGGTAAGCATATCAACCTGTCTGGCACCCCTGCATTTCCTGGCGAAACGAATTTATAAGCTTTCCCGCCTATGGCTTTAACCTGGTCCCTGAGGTATCCCTCTATCACGTTTTCTCTCATGTTATTCTCAGCTCCCTTTCCTTTGCGATACATTGAAACGTCTCTCGCGTATATGTATATACATCAGGCACATTAGGCGCATAAGGTGTATACACATATGCCTAATTTCTCTAATTTATATATTCATATAGAAATCAATGTTTCAATGTTTCAGTGACCTTCTACACCGCTATTCCCTAAGCTTAAAGGGTGATACATTTAATGTTTCAGCAATGTTTCAATGTTTCACTTACTGAAACATTCAAATTCAATGTTTCAGTGAATGTTTCAGCAATGTTTCACCTTTCAAACCCTCTTTGGTATCCGCAATACCCAAATCGCGCACCATTCCTTTGTCGTTTCCAGCCTGGTATCATTGAGATTATGCCGTTTATCTCTGCAGCATCTGAATATTTCATAAACTTCGGATCACCATTAAAGCATTCGCACCACACCTCCAAGGCACATACGCGATCCCGCTCGACCAGCCTGGCGGTCCCTTCCACCATTCCGCCGCTCCAGTACATACGGCGCCGGTCCATCGGCCACTTCGCCCAATCCTCCGGAACTGGTTTTTCAATGAACTCACGGATGAAGCCTTCACGTGCACTTCGTTCCCTATGTGTCTCCTGCTCCGCCTGTGCAGCTGCTTCGATATCTCCCGAGAGGTACAAGGGTTCGCCCAGCTGCCAGCGCGCATATGCTTCGGCCCACAGTTGGCCAACCTCATCGTTGAGATCCCGGAACACATTCTTTATTGGTTGTTGTACTGCAAGGTCTACCGGCCAGAAGCGGCGGTTGCCTGTTTTATCCCTGAGGTATTCACCGTTATTGGACGTTCCGAAGAAAATGCACCGGCGCGGATGCCGTTCCGTACGTCGGCCATACGCAGCGCGGAAGATATCATCCAACTGGCTGAGGAATTGCTTGATCCGTCCGATTTCTGACCGGTTGAACGCTTCCAGCTCTCCGACCTCAATGATCCATACGCCCTGTACCTGTTCCGATGCCTCTTTCCCTTCAAAGGTTTTCAGGCTGTCTGAGAACCACGCACGACCCATTTTATTCAGCAGAGTACTTTTACCGAGTCCCTGAGGTCCTGTGAGTATCGGCATATTGTCAAACTTGCATCCGGGAGTCATAGCCCTGGCCACAGCTGCAGTGAATATCTTTCGGGTTACCGAGCGGATGTAAGGTGTATCTGCAGCACCAAGGTAATCGATGAACAATGTGTCCAGCCGTGGGAGTTCATCCCACTCGAGACTCATCAGGTATTCCTTGACCTCATTGAATGCATGCTTGCGGCCACACAGCGCCACAGCGTCGAAGATTCTGTCCTTTCCCGATATTCCATAGGTGTGTTCCATGTAATGCCTCAGGCCTGCATCGTCGACGTCGCCCCAGTCTCTCCGGATGTTTCGCTGATCCCACGGAAGAGCTCCGAGCACAAGTCCCCTGTTGGCGAACTCATCGAAGGCGATCTTTCCTTTTATAAGGGGATCATTCTCGAGTACAATCAGGATATTGTCCGTCGTTTTTGCAGGCGTTCCTGTGGTTGCACTGACCGCCAGCTTGCTGATCCAGTTCGCGTTATCATCCGGAGGCGTTGCGAACTCCTGTGTGGCCTTCTCGTATCGTTCCTGGTTAAGCAGCGCGGCCACATAGCTGTCAGATACTGCGAGCTCGCACATAGCTGTATAAGACGGGAGCTTGTTCGTTGGTGTCTCGGGCTTGGCATCATCGTCCAGGTTGCTGAACCGGTGGAGGCGGACCAAGTCGAATGCGTTACACAATTTGCCTCCGGCAGGATCCGTTGCATGATGAGAAAACAGAAAATTGCCGTTATCGTATATGACCGCACCGCCGACCGTGCTGCCGCCGGTGAACGTGAAGCGGTTTTCACCATCATCGCAAGGGATGTAAACACCCAGAAGGAAGGCATCCATTGCGCGGTAAATATCATAGGTTTTGCAAAAGGCTCCGACAATGCCGGTCTTTGCAATAGGGTCGCCCTGCTTTGCTGCAAGCTTGACATGTGTCTGTTGAGCTCCAGGAACCTCCGGCCACTCTGCTACGTTTCTCCAGTTGGCATACATGCCAAGCAAACCGTCAACATCCAGGAAAGGCTTATCGCCATATTGGAAGATATACTGACTGTCGGCGCAGCAGCTGGGCCAGTACATGAGGCGGGAAGTTTCAAACGTTGTCGGATCGCAGAGGTCGATGCCTATGATACTTGCCAGTTTTCTAGATACAGCTTCGCACTCATCAGGTGAAGCTGTTTTATTTAGAGGGAAAAGAGCTCGCAATCGCGGTTTCCCTGTCTCATGTTTTCTGGTAGAGTAAACAGCGTAACCGCAACCAAGTGCATCGATACGTCGTAATACATCCTGTGTGCCTCCTGGTTGGATGTTATCAAGATCAAGGGTCACTACATCACGGCCTATGACATTGTTTCCTTTTCGCCTATTAGCTACTAGCATACCGGCAACATAGCCGCCAACATCCTTCAGATCATCCTGCTTGCTTTTAGGAAAACTCAGATAGTCTCTAAGGGTTTCAGTACTTCTAACTGGTGTTTCGAATCGGCCCCAAAATTCAGATATAAATATATTTTGAGGCGGCCATCTTGTGGCTTTTCGACTACCAGCCGTAGATATTGTTATTTTTCTATCGTAATTTAGGAAAATCAAGGTTAAGTCCTCCCCCTTGGTTAAACTTCTAGCTTCCTTATTATGGCGGGGTCTATCTGTATTCGGTAATCTTTTTCGAGCAGTCCGATTTCAGCGTTTCCTTTTACACAATCGCCCCACCAGTAAGTTCCCGTGAGTCTCCCGAACAAAGGATGCTCAGGTGTAAAAGTTTTAAAATGTCCGCGTACAGTATGAAGTCTTTGATTATTTTGAGGCTCATTTTTAGGGCGATTCTGAATCGTCATATGTGCATTCATAGGCTGAATTTCAAGTATTTCATATTTCAAGTAAGGCTCCTGGTTTTTTCTTTCCATTTGGTGCTTAACTTGCCTGCTTAGGTTTTCGTTAGGATCGTATGGGATGTACTTAATGTTTTTGCAATTCATGAGGTTTAAGCTGAAAATTGCTATGTTTTCTAACCTAACCATTAATGGCTCCCAGAAATTAAAGTTTTTCAATAAATCATCACCGGCGACTCCTGTCGAAGAGGAATGTATTTCTTCAAAGGATCGACTATCAACTTTATTCTCGAATTTGAGAGTACTCAACCAAAACACATCTTTATGAGGTAGTGATAAATAAGTACTTATACTAATCGCACTTTCATCACTTGCGACTCTTTGTATGACTACACCTCCATGTGTTTCAGGCATGTCAAGAAGAAGCATACATACCGGATATGGTGGAGCGGTTCTTAATATTTTGGGGAGTGTATTAGCTTTATACATCGCCGTATAGAGTATTTGGGCCTCTTGTATGTTTATTATTGGGGTTTTCAACGGATGTCACTCCTTTTATGTATTGTTATGGGACGATAATTCTCCCAGAAGTTTTATCAGGATATCTCCGTGACAAGGTAATGGCTTGCAATAACAAACCAGTGTTTTATCCTGAAGTTCGTGTAAACTGTTCATGAGCTGAGGCTGGATCCGGATCCAGTTTTCATATTTTTTGATGACCTCTGCTCTTGTTCCATGTACGCCAATCCTGAAGGGGTTGCCCCACTTTGAAGGACGACCAATAAATACCGCGTCTGCCGGAATGACTGTTTTATATTTGTTGATGATTGTTGTACTCATATTACTGGCCTCAATTCTTCCTTATAAAAATAGTCCCTGGTTTCATTATTTTTGGTATAATTGAAAACTACTTCATATTTGTGCCTTGTCCTATCAAACGATAGAACCATGCCGAACTTACCATCTTTTGTGTATACGAAATCCAAATAGTAAATCATAGCTTTATTCCTTCTTATAAAATCGGGTAATGAATCCATCTGCACGGAGCAGCAGGCCTGGTGCCCATGATATCGGCTGCCCCATAATTTCACATGCCAAGTTGAGATCAGCTTCTGTAGCAGGAACATCCAGGATGCACTCATCATGGACGTGCATAACAGTTTTAAATCCTAAGGTATCAAGTCTCAATAGGCTTACCGCCAGACAGTCTCGTGCGATCGCCTGAACAATATTTTCCGTCAACTTACCGCCGTATGTTGGGATCGTTTCCCACTTCTTTGTATCCTTTTCAACGCCGTGGTAGTAAAGAGCATCCTTTCCCCACTCATTTTGGGAAAGAAACGGCTTTGCATAGAGCAGTTTCCTTCCGCTCGGCAGCGTTATAGTCAGGAAGTCCTGCTGATTATTGTGATCGAATTCACGAGCAAGGATCAACCCCTTAATACCGACCGGGACTCCATACCGCATGACATCGATCGCTGCATTCTCCAGGCTGTACCACAGATCAACGATCCTTTTGTTTGTCGACCGCCAACGCTTTACGATTTCAGGAAGTTCCTCCTCGGTAAGGCCCATATCAAGGGCACCCATTTTGATAAGTGCTCCGGATGCGCCCTGATATCCAAGAGCCAGTTCAGCGACCTTTCCTTTTTGCCTTAGCGCGTATTCCGGATTACCTTTTGATATTCTCTCGATTGGAACACCGAACATCTGAGAAGCTGACGCCTCATATATCTTTCCATGGGAAGCGAATACATCAAGTCTCCATTGCTCTCCGGCCAGCCAAGCGATTACACGTGCTTCAATAGCTGAGAAGTCAGCAACTGTAAACAGATTACCCTGAGAAGGTATGAACGCTGTACGTATGAGCTGGGAAAGAGTATCCGGTATGTTACCATAGACAATTTTCAGAACATCAATTTTTTTCGCTTTGACGCATTCCCGAGCATGGGGTAGCGTTTCGAGAAAATTCTTCGGGAGGTTATGAACCTGCACTAGGCGGCCTGCCCATCTGCCAGTCCTGTTTGCGCCGTAAAACTGTAGGAGTCCTCTTACACGTCCATCATTGCAAACTGCTTCAGCCATTGCCGTGTATTTCTTTACGCTCGTTTTAGAGAGTTCCTGACGGATTTCAAGCATCCGGCGGACCAGATCATTGTTAGTCGTTTTGATTAGTGCTGCGACAGTTTTCTTTTGAAGATCGGGTATCTCATCTTCGGATTCTTCTGTCAGCCATTCGGATAACTGCTTTACGCTTTTCGGATTTGCTAGTCCTGACAGATTCACAGCTTCGGTTATCAATTCACGCGTTACAATTTCACTGCAGTAAATAGCTCCGTCGATGAGCTCCCGATCCACACAGACGCCGTATCCATTTATCCTCTGGTCAAGTTCCCATAGTTTTTGTTCCTGGTCTGGCACAGGGAATGATGACAGGCGTCTTTCAACTTCCATTTCGGTTACAACATCCTGTTTGCAGTATTCCTTGAATAGGTTCCATTTTTCCGGCTCATGGTGTGGTAGCGTCCGGGTTCGACGACCATTTTTATTTGTCGGTTTACACGGTATGCAAAAGGTTCTGATCAGTGCTGAGCCTATCCCCATCTTTCGTTTGTCTTCCGGAAGACCAAGTGCTACTGCAGTCGCAGCAAGGCCAGCTGTGTAACCGCAATATAAGCCGTGCAGCATGGTGCATCTCCACTGATCAAGCGGAGAATATAACGATTTGTTCAAGCAATAATATTCGAATGACGCATTATATGCATGTTTGATTACTGCGGGGTCTTGCAGCGCTTCTGGCAGAAAAAAGGGCAACGCCTCTCCCTGAGCAAGATCGACAATCTGCACCGGGTATCCGTCCCATGAGTAAGCAAATAAGAGGATCTGGAAGTCAGGGCTTTGGACGTATTTATAAAGTCCTGATTTCTTCAGATCCACAGAGGAAAAAGTTTCGATGTCGATTGATAAATGCCTAAAATGGGAGTTCAGGCTCATTTGATTGATCATTTGTTCTGGCATTGTCCTTTCCCTCCCCGTAAATTTTCTCTTTAGCGTTTAGCCTTTTTAGCTTTCTCTCAACGATATCGTAGCTGCCGCCCCAGATAATACCTTTATCTGAGACGGCAAACCGCTTCTCTATCTTTTGTGTATTATCGCGTTGAATTCTGATCATAAACCCATTATGCCGCCCGTTATCGGCTTACCCGTTATCGGGTCAATAGGCTGGTTCGGGGACTGATAACCGGTTTGCAGCGGAGTTCCATAAATCGGCTGGCCGTATGTAGGCTGTACAGGTGTGCCATAATTCGGTTGCTGTACCGGTGCCTGGTATTGCGGCTGATAAGCAGGAGTTACAGGTTGCTGGTATTGTGGAGGCTGTTGATATTGCGGTTGTTGATACGCCGGCTGCTGGTAGGAAGGTGCTGCAGGATATCCGGAAGGTCCTTGTCCAAATGCTTCTTCTGCTGACATCTGGCCTCCGAGGGGTTCTCCATCTGCTATCTTTTGTACCGGTCCAAGACCACAGCCAACTCCCTTATTACCTGAATTTACAAAAGGGAAAAAGTTGATGTTTACTCGGGCATAAATGCCTGAATAAATTTCTGTCTGGTTGATGATCGGATTAAGGCTCAGATCCACAATTGACTGCTGCTGCTTTGAAGATGCCGTAAACACCCAATGTCCTTTGCATTCAGGTCCAAAAGGTTCGCCGCTTTGACGTAAACCATCTCCATCCCAGATCGGACTTTTAATTTGAGGCGGGCGAACACCATTCCATTTTGATGCTACTCCCTGCTGCACTGCTGCATTGATTGCTGCGTCGATTCTCTGCTTGGTTGCAATGTCAGACTTCGGTAACAGTACAGTTACACTGAATTTTGCTTCTTGGCCGGGCTTATTCGCATAAGGTGCAAATAGATGTACATAACTGAGTCTTACTTGACCGGTTGTTACGAGTGTAGGGCTTGCTTGATTACTCATTTTCGAGTCCTCCGTTTTCATTTGAATTGTTTATATTACCAAAAGCCTCTTCGGCGGTAATACGAGTGTACGCATCGCGTTTGTCGCTTAATGGTGCAAGTGCCGGTTTCCCCGGTGGTTTGATAACGAAAGCATCCAGTAATACTTTGAACTTTGCAGGACCTACAAGCTTCTCGGTTTCCGTTAATGTGATCGGTTGTCTTTTGTAAAGCATCGCTTCATCCATACCGGTTGACGTAAGTATCTTGAATGCTTGGTCGACATCTGCAAACTGTCTGTTACTGCGACCGGCCACAGCTTTCCATCCGGGCACTACACTGCCGGCCAATATTTCATTGAGGGCATACTCTTCAAGATTCTTAGCCCATTTCGCAAGATTCTGGGCTCTTTCAAGGATCTGTCCTACTTCTTCATTACTGATAAGTGGGGGTTTCATGAAACAGAATTCGTCCGTAAGTTTGAGGTTTGCTTCTGCTCTGGCCCGGCAGGTTGCCTTGGCTCGGCAAAATTGGCAGTAATCACCGGGTACAAATTCGCCTAAGCCCTCGTAAGCTTTTTGGGCTACAGGTTTAATGCTTTCGCCCCAGCTCAGCAGATCAGCGGTTGACAGCTCACATTCTGAGATGCTGTCAAGTCTGGGCTGAATAATAGTCATGACTATTTTTTCAATCGCGTACAATATCGCGTATTCGCTTAGGGCTCCAAGTGCATAGAGCATCATTTGTGGGTTCATGTCTGCCGATACCGGAACACCTTTACCGTATTTGAGATCACAGATCCGGAGCGTGTTGCCGCCAATTATGATACAGTCTCCAGTCCCAAAGCCTTCAGGCGCATAGGTACCGTAATCAAGTTTTTTCTCGATCGCAATATACGGTGGAGAACTAAATCCGTGTACAACCTTGGAGATGTAGTCCATGTAGGTGTCGGTATGCCTGAGCATTTCATCCTGATATAAAGGCTTTTCCTGAAGCTTTTTGAGCCTGCTGTTGTAGGTCCTGGTACCGATCGGTTCGATAAACGCTTTGCGTAATTTCAGTTCACCAATTTCATGCGCAAGTCTTCCCTCGTCCGCGTAGTCGCTTTGGGCCTCCGGCAAGGTTGCTTCCAACCTTGCCGAGGGTGTGCAGTGCAGCCATTTATGAGATCCACTTGCGGATAACAAGGCATGTGCACTTTCAGAAATCATATTTTGGCCCCCATGGCCCTGAGCTGGGTCGCAAAGTTTCCATACTGCTCTTTGGGCAGTTCTGTCAATGCTGGTACTCTAAATGCAGCAAGCAGGTTTATGAGATCCTGTCTGCGACCGGCATCGTTTATCTGTGTGGCTGCAACAGCAAGTTGTTCAAGTGTGTAGCCCTGCTGTGTTGTCGGTACTGCAGGGGCAGGTTGCATTGCCGGTGCCGACTGCTGGGGATAAGGGGACTGCTGGACCGGTGCTTGTGGCTGTTGAGCAGGGACCTGGTATGCTGGCTGCTGCTGCGTCTGAGGTTGATAAGCAGGCTGAGGAGCAGGTGCCTGATAAACTGGTACTGCAGGCTGTTGCTGGTATGCAAATTGCGGAGCCGGCTGCTCAACAGGAGCGTTATACTGCATTGTTTGAGGCTGTTGAGCGTGTGTTGGCGTTTCCTGAGATGAGAATATTACATTATCTGCTTCAGGCTTAGCGTTTTCAACGGTATCTGCCAGACCTGCAAGGGCACCGCTGCTTATTGCTGTTTTCAGATCCTGATAGCCTAACTCGATAAGAAATTTCATTTGTGATTTCCTCCTTTTATTTGTACTCCCATATGTAATGGTTGCTGTTTAAAAACGCTTCCAGGGTATCAAACTGAGCTGCATTTGCTGTTATCTCAAAAACCTCTTTGCTCATTTCCGGTATACAGGGCATGGGCTGAACCGGAGACGAACTATGAGCGGGGAGAGGCGCAGGTGTGAAAACCGGTGCCGGGGTTGGTGCTGGTGCTTGTTCAACCTTAATGCTTTCCTTAGCCTTCTGCTCACGCTTTTGAAGAACCTCGGCGTCAGTATTTATCCGGATTACGATTTCATCCACCGACTTGTAGGCCAGCAAGCTGAGGTAAGCACCATCAGCCAATCCAACTGATAACTGATACTTAGAATTGGCCAGTTCCACCTTAGTTTTAATAAGGTCGATGTCCTGAGCTTCTTTGTCCTGCTGCACTTTCAAGGACTTTGCCAGCGCAGTGAGCTCGGTTTCAATCTCTTTTGTTGATTTGCCTTTGTTGAGATACTCATCGGGAATTATCAGCTTGGAAGCATACTTAGAGCTAAGTTCGTTCTCAAGAGTCACTTTGTCGATAAATGCTTGTATCGTTTTACGCTTAGCTTCTTTGCGGTCAGTTTCAAACTTCATCTGCTGTGCTGCAAGAGGATTAATCACCTCATCAATTTTGCCAGAAAGCTTTTTACATTGGTTTTCAAAGTCAGCAACTGATTCCGTCAGTTTCTTTTTCGTTTCAATCCGGAATTCGTCAAGAGACTTCTGCCCTTTCCGCAAATCAGCAATAGTCTTTTTACAATCCGAGACAGTTGCTTCTGTGAAAACCAGGCCTTTGTATTTTACTAAAACCCCATCAAGATAATTAGATATCTCTATATGGTTGAAGTTAACTACAGCTGCCCTGGTCTCGATCACGTTGATCTGTAATTCATTCATTAAACCGTTGACCTCTCTTTCGTTTGTGATATACTTTAATTGAGTTTCTGTTTAGCACCCTTTAGGTGCTTTTTCTTTTAGCCTCGTAACTCCTTCATGCATCCAGGGCAGATATTCTTCCCCTTGTAGTTAACGACGTTCTTGGCGTCGCCACAGAATATACAGGCCGGTTCATACTTCTTCAGGATGATTGCGCTGCCGTCCACATAGATTTCAAGCGGATCCCCTTCCTCGATGTCCAGAGTGCGCCTGAGCTCGATCGGCAGAACCACCCTACCAAGCTCGTCAACCTTTCTTACAATTCCTGTTGCTTTCATGAAAAGACCTCCTCATAAATTTGTATTTGCCTTTCGGCTTGCACCGGGCTTTTACTGATACCCGGATGAACACTTTCCTCATATTCTTCATAATCGCATTCAATATCAGATGTTTCGCAGTCCTCACATAAAGGAAATCCAGCCTTATAGCTTACATTATCTTGACCAATAGCATCTATGTCTCTGCCACAATTTACACAAGTCATAAATTCACCTCATTTTTATTAATAGCACTACTTCACCGAAAACACTTCTGCTTGCTGCTTTCCGAATATCTTTGCCGCCTCATGATCCAAATAATAAATGTCAATAATCCTGCCGTCATACCGGTCAACAATCCACCCGGCGGTCCTGTCCTGCACTATGTACTTATGTCCGTTTATCAGTAGCACCGTCCCGATTGGAAGAGGAGCAGCCACCGAAACACCTTCCTGCAGTTCAATACCGGTTGCCCCTCTTACAATTCCGCCTGGCCTGTTCCTCGCATACTTACCGCAGCACTTCTCGCAGCCACAATATGCCGTCAGTGTATAGGCGCCGAGAGAGGTAAGCACCGATCCCCTCTCCCCGCCCCTGCTTTCGTTTTTCTCCCGGAGCTCATCCCGAAGTTTCCGGTTTTCGTCGGTTATTTTCTGGTTCTCATCGCGGAGTGTATCTATGCGTTGAAGCATTTCTGCTTTTGCAGCCTGTTCCTGAATGGTTTCCTGCTTGTCCGATATGACTGAGGCGATCAGCTCGACGGCAAAGACCAGGGCAAAGGTGACAAGTGCAATTTTCTCAAGCGTCTTCATGGATTCGCACCCCCCACCAAATCAAAGACTTTCAGTTTAATTTTCCGGAGCCGACTCATGGAGGCATCGATAGTGTTCATAATATCCTGAACTTCGTCGGAGTCAACGCCTTCGGTGAAGATGTCGACCTCCCTGTCTGTAAGGAATTTAATTGCTTCAATAGCCAGGAGCACCTTTTTATAGATCAGATCCTTGACCTCGTCCGGAATGACCTCACGCGTTGCCGACACTTCAATAGGTTGATCATGGAGTTGCTGCTTTGCCATCTGCAGCTGCTGGTTCAGGCTGCCGATCTGCTGCTGGTAGTTATCGATTTCCTCCTGCTTTTCCGATATGACCTTTCCAAGCTCCTGGACTTTAGCAGGGTCACCATTGCGTTTGGCCTGGTCGAGCTGCTGCTGTTTGTCGTGGATAGTTTTATTGAGGGCATTGATAGAGCGTTGACTGTTATCAAGTTGCTTCTTTGTTTCGCGTTCTGCTTCGAACTTAGCATCAATAAGTTTCTTCTGTACTTGTTCTCTTATCTGTTCTGATTCTTTCAGTCGAGCTTCGAGAGCTTTGTAGTCCTTATGAGTTTTAACCCCGCCGTCCAATACTTTCTGTACCACTTCGGTTGGGGCCGATGGCTTAGAAATTTCATACATTAGAGAATCAGGAAGCTGTTCCAATTCGCTTGCTTGTTCCAAATTGGAACAAACGAAATCATAACGATTGATTAACCGATAAACTTGTGTTTTGGAATAACCTCCTGCGGTGTACCATTCTTCAAAGCAGCCATACCCGCGTTTTGACAGCTCGTCTTGAGCTTCCTTTAGCTCTTTCCCAATAAGTGTTTTTGCCTTGCCTGAGATCTCTGCAATTCGGAAAGCCTTTTCTCTGAGATATTGCGCCGTTTTCTCATCCACGGCAGAGTAATCAAATATTACAGGTTTTGATGAATCGTTCGCAGAAATAGCAGTTTCGTTCACGGTTTCAAGGGTTTTTATGACGTTTTCAGAGATCTCGTCCTCAGGTTCGCATGACTCGGTATCACATGAATCCAGATCCATAATAATTTTGTATGCTAGGTTGACCTCTTCGCGTTGGCAGTTGTACTCGTTTACCGCTCCAACAACATCCTGATGGTAGTCTTCGCTCTCCGGGTTCTCGTCGGAAAAACAGCAACCGCCGGCATAGTCGTTAAAGGGGCATTCATATTTATCACAGGCTTCCATTGAATCATTGCAACTTTCATCAGGCTGATCATTTGGGGTTGCTGGCTGATTTGCGAGGATACTCTTTTCTAACGGGCACCATTCGGGAGATGTATTTGGATCGAAATCTTTATCTACTGCGATTTTCTTTTGCCCGTCTTCAGATACCTGATAGCAATAATGTGTATAGACATTACATGGACGCTTCGTGGTATGTATACCATCATCTGAAACCACACTGGTATATGTATTCTCACTGCTGAACCAGTGACCGTAATCACAGTTTCCGCAATGGTGCTTTTTTATAGGTTTATCTGGAGCTACCGGCGTTACGGGGAAAAACTTGTCTATGAGCTCCTTCTTAGCTGCTATACCCTTTTTATTGGAACTGCAACTGACAGAGATAGTCCGTCTGCAGTCAGCCATGTGATCTGCATTATATCCAGCGCCCAAGTCAGGATGGTTCTTACAGAATTGCAGTATCTCCTCCATGAGCTGGTGATCCAGACTGTGAATATTTATTGTGTTTTTATCTTCCAAGCTCCCGGTCCACTCTGTTTTATGGTTCGGCGCTTTGGACCCGGCCCGGCACTCGAAACGCTTAAAAATTGGATCAGGATATCCTTCTTCTACAATTCTTACAAATGGACACGTCCGGCATTCTACATGTTCAATATCTGATTTAACCTTCAATGGATCCTTGGCGCTGGGCAGTAGTTTCAACTCATAACCCGTCACGTCAGCATTTGTGGACTTTTGAAATTCGATTCCACACTTTGTCCAATATGTTTGTTTTGGCATTGCATCACTTCCTCTTTTTATAAACTTCTGGCAGGCTTTTCCGCCCTCATATCGCTCATCGTTGCATTCAGAACAGTGTCCGTATGTGTTTATACTCTTAAAATATCCGCAGTTTCTGCACTCGAAATCTTTATACTCAACACCGTACTTCCACAATAACCAGTTATCGCTATACTTGATGAAATTGCAGGAAGAAGCGTACTGATCCAGTTTCTCAAGCGGTGTAGTATCTTTGCAGCAAATTCCATTGCAACATGCTGGACATTTGTTATCACTACATCCAAAACTCACAGGCGTTTCCTCCTCGTATCGCTTCTTTCCATCGTGGTAATAATCAAACTGCAGCTCCCAACCATAGAACCGAGCTTCGTGAAGTGATTTGTATAGTTTCCATTGGATCTCATAGCCGATAAGCTTTCCTTCAGAATCAAGGACCTCCTCAACACACGATAGCTCTCCAGGCCAATCAGTATGGTCGCCGTGTCCAATAAATGCGCCATGCTTCCAGCCTTCTTCACCCATCCTAGTACGCCATTCCAACATAAGCATGCAGTAATAGCAGCCGCGTCTCAGGCCAAGTGTAGCTATGTCTTCCCGCTGTTCCGGAGGAACGTCTCCCCAGAATGGAGCAAGCCAGATACAGTCAAGAGTACCGTCATCATTTCTGGTGATATCACCGTCTATGCAGTGGATCCGTTCGCTCATAGCTTTACAGTCCTGGTCTTCCCGCTTACCCTATGTATCAGGACCAGTCCTTCCGGAGTGTTCTTTTCATACTGCCAGTTGTCAGGGTTGAGCTTCAGTTTGACTAACTGGAGCTTCATAGCCCGGGTGAGATTCATCACACGTTTCATGGTTGACCTCCCGCCCACAAATGTTTATGCAAACCTGTTTTAATCTTTTTAATGTTGAAGCCGGATAGATCCAAGGTATTGATTGGCGTGAGAGCTTTTATCGCCTGCTGCAGGATTTGAATTGATTCGCACTCATATGGGCTTGGATTTTCGAATTTCTGTAAACGGTCGAGTTCCTTTTCAAATAGCATAGAAATGAAACTCCATTCCCTGGTGCTCTCTACTTCAATAATGCAGCTCTCCAGAGCCTTAATATCTAGTTTGCCGTAATTGGTATATACTTTCATAAGGCTTGACCTCCATTACTTCACTTTCTTTTTAGCCTGTAAGCTTCTGTATATCGCGAGGACTTGGGCGTCACTCATCTTTTGAACTTTCTTGCGCCAGTCCTCTTTGCCTCCGTAAGCTGCAATGATGTGGCCGCGCATGTCGTTGGTAGTCATTCTGGCACCTCTTTTCTCTTGTAAATTCCTCCCACGAGTAGTAGAATTATGTCGAAGGGAGGTGTTTTTTGTGAGTGATGTTAAGGTATGTCCACTAATGTCAACACCTAATGGCGTGGTAACCTGCAAAAACGAACAATGTGCTTGGTGGTACGGAGGAAGATGTGCAGTTCACTCAATAGCTGATGATTTGCGAGATATTGAGCGAAATATTAAATAAGTTTGTGTTCTTTTATACTGTCCTGAGCCAATTCAAGCGCTGTCATCGCTTCCTTGTAGCTCAGGTTTTCTTTTAATACCAGGTTGACAACTTTCTCAGATACTGTTTCCACTTCTACCTGAGCTGTTTGAGACAGATCCATAAAGTACTTGGGTAGTGTCGATTTCACAATACCTACCTCCCTTCCCGTTTATTTCACACGCATGATCCGGTTCTGCTCTCCGGGATGCCGCTTCACGTCCCTATCGCACTGGCCTCCACTACACGGGCATATATTTGTTAATCCCACGGTATTGTTCTGCCGTAATCGCTGGCACCATTCCTCAAAAATTCACAGAAACTGCTGTTTCCCATGGCGTCCTCGACATTTTTAACTCTGCCGGTTGCGAGTGCTATTAGCATCCAATTCAGATAATTGAGAGATAGCTCTCGTTTAAATAAATCCAACTCAACTTCCTTCATGCTTTTATTGAAGTCGAGAATCTCTGACAATTTCTCAACTCTGTTTATTACTGCCACACCAAGTTTCAATTTATTTTCTCTGCTTAAAGCTTGCATGTTTCTTCTCCTTTTTTTCGTGCTTTAGCCCCTATCGTGCTGGCTTCCACCGCTCGGGCCGATGTCATCAGTATGTAGTTTTCAAAGAACAAATCTATCTTAATGAGGCACCAATTCTCCTCAGTGGCGACAGGTATCCTGTGACCTCCCCGGACGGATCCGGATCATTGGTTTCGGCCTGTTACCGGCAGACCATCATCGGGCAGGATTTTCACTTGCCAACAACCCTTCGCTTATCGAGATACTCTTTCAGATCGGTTGCATAAACCCGTATTCGGTTTCTCGCCCTGGTGTGTGGAATTTCACCCTTTTTTATCATCTGGCTAACAATGGTATGTCCAAGGCCTAAGTACTCACAGACCTCTTCAAATGAAAGTAGCGGCGGTAGAATCATATCGTTTTGAGACTCTTCCAGTTTTTCTACCAATTTTGTACTGAATGGAACAATTTTTTTTAGCATATCGTCGACCTCTCTTATTTGCTCTCTCAGGCACTTACTGCCGTTTCCATAAGCGATTTGACATTTTTATTTTCTCCTCCCTGAAATGAGTCGCCTATTAAGTCCACCGCTTTTAGACCAAGTGCGTTAGCAATCGATATTAAGTCCTGGTCAGTAATTTTTCTGTCACCTTTTTCAATTTTGCTGATTTGGGATTGATTAAATTGTTTCGAAAGGTTAGCCAGCTTTAATTGAGAAATGCCTTTATCTTCTCTACACGTCTTTATTTTCTCGGCAGTCGTCAAAACGTACACCCCCTCTATATATTGTTAAATCAATTCTGATTTGGAATTAATTCTATATTGAACTTATTTTAAGCGGTAATCAATTCCTTTATAGAATCGTTATATTGAATTGTGTCCGTTTTTCTTGAACATGCTAGTTTTTTCTTGACAATATTCTATTTTAGAATTATTATTGAGTCGTAATATTCTATTTTAGAATTGTTTAGAAAGGCGGCAGAGTACTGTGGATATTATAGGGAAATCAATAAAGCAAATTAGGGAGGACAAAAATCTTTCCACATACGATTTGTCAAAAAAAACGGGTATTTCGCAATCTACTATAAGTAAATTGGAAAACGGTAAAAGAAGCGCTGATATTGAACTCGTAAAAATAATTGCTTCAGCTTTAAAAACAGATATAAGCACAATATTAAAGGGCCCAAAGATAATGCGTGATAAGTTCTTTGATGTAATTGAGGAGAAAAATTACACAATAGAAGAATTGTCAGCAAATACTGGATTATCCTCTGTAGCGGTGAAGGAGATTCTCACTCGTTTAGATTCCTATTATCTCGATGATTTTTATATATTAGGAAAGGTCTTGGGATTTAGCAAGGGAAGCATAGATAAAAGTTTTGAATTAGATCGCGCTGTGTACGAGCATTTTGGATATAAAGAAGTTGCAAGATCTTTAGATGATCGATACAATAAACTACTTGCAAAGGATGTTAATATCGTAAAAGAGCCCGACACTATATATACCATCGCAGCATCCCGTATTGATGGTTATGACGAACCACTTACAGAGGATGAAGCCGCTGCAGTAAAAGCTTACTTGGAAACATACAGGAAAATGAAGCATAATAAGAAGGATTGAGATATATTGAATAAGCTCGAAAAACTTGTGATAGAAGCCCAGGCGGAAAACATCGACATTCAACACGCAGAACTGCCCGCAAACGTTTCAGGTCTATATGATAATGATGGCATCGACGATCCACTCATCGTAATAAACGCATTACTTAAGACTCAATCCGAGCAGGCCTGTGTAATGGCGGAAGAACTCGGCCACCATTATACTTCATGCGGCAATCTTTTAACCGACAGTACAGTCGATCACACTGTGATCCAGCAGCAGGAGCTCCGCGCGAAGCGCTGGGCTACCAAAAAGCTTGTATCGATAAAAGCTATAATTAAAGCGTATGACGCAGGTTGCCAGTCCCTTTATGAGTTTTCTGAATACTTGGAAGTTACAGAAGATTTCTTCAGAAAAGCACTAAATCAATATGCCAATATGTATGGCGCATATAAACAGCGAGGCAAATACATTATTTATTTTGATCCTCCGGCAGTACTAAAGTTATTTGAATGAGGAGTTGATTCTATGCCAAATGACAAGCGAATAAAAAGAGATAAGAATGGACTCTATTATGTCCGTTATGAAGCTGGCTTTAAAGCAGACGGCACCCGTAATCAAAAGTTCCGAGGTGGATTCTCAACTGCTGATGATGCAGAAGATTTTCTGAATGAACAAAAATATAATCTCCGCCACGGTACATATATCAACCCTGAAAAAACACTAGTATGCCAATACCTGAATAAATGGCTTGAGGACCGGAAGGAAGAATTAAGCCCCACAACATATTCAGGATATGAGGTGAATATTCGCTGCCACATTAACCCGCACATCGGTGGCCTCCGGCTCCAGGATCTCAAAGCAATCCACATCAAAGATATGTACAAAGCCCTTCAAAAAGACAGAGATGTTACAATAGACAAAGAAGTAAGGCATTTTAAAAAGCTCTCTCCTAAGTCAATTTTGTATGTTCGTCGCGTATTATCAAAAGCTCTGGAGGATGCCTGTATCGATGAGATATTGGAGAAAAATGCGGCACGGACTGCAAAATCGCCAGAAGTAGCAAAACATAAAGCAAAATTTCTTTCGACAGCTCAAATAAAAACCATGCTTGAAAAATTCGAGAACGACGATCTGTTTGTACCGGTTTATCTGGCTGTTGTTCTTGGATTGCGAAGGGGAGAAGCGCTTGGGTTAAGGTGGGAAAACATAGACTTTGACCAGAAAATAATTATGATTCGTTCAGAACTCACCATGTATGATGGCAATCCAATTTTCATTGAAGACGTGAAAACAGAAGATTCCGATAGAGATATCATCGTAACAGACAGGATAATCGAATTGCTGAAAAGGCAAAAGATCTCTCAGAAAGAGAACAAGCTTGCAATGGGCAAGAAATACATTTCAAAATTCACTTGCCAGTACTGCGTAGAAAAAGGATCTAAAATAACCGAAAAGGAAATGAAAGCAACAGACTTTATATGCACATGGCCGGACGGGGTTATATTTAATCCATCGCACGTAACAAGATCTTTTAAGGACAGGATGAAAAAATTTGGGCTGCCCGAGATCACATTCCATGAATTGCGGCATTCCAACGGAGCTTTGATGATTTCTCAAAACGTACAATTGAAAGGAGCTAGTGAGAGGCTCGGCCATAGTACTATTGTCATTACAAATGATTATTATGGGCATGTTGAAAAATCCGTTCAAGAAAGCATTGCCAATACAATCGATCGAGCAATATGGAATGACGAATAGCATGATTGTATACAGTATACAATATACACTAAAAATTTCACGAAAACTTCACATGAAATGTGAAATGAAGTGGTTTTTAGTGGATAGAATTGGAAAGCACAAAACCCGCAAACCCTTGATATGTGGCACCTCGTGAGCTTCAGTGGTTAATTGTGAAAAATGAAAAATACGACTGGAAATCGTGTGAACGTTAACCCGTTCCAAGAGTTCGAATCTCTTTCTCTCCGCCACAATGAAGGCTTTCAGGGTTTAGACCTGAAAGCCTTTGTTTTTTGTGTCTAGAAATGTCGACGGTTAGTCGACGATAGACGGAAATACTTGTAACTACATATAAATAACATCACACGAATTAAGCGAAATTTTGGGCGTCGGAAGGTCGACTAATTTGCAGTTATTACATTATATTAGTAAACCGACCTTCAGTATAAAGCTCGCATAATGTGAGACGCAATTTATAGGGTGCGTTTAATTTTCGTGCACCATAATATTCCAAATAGCGTTGCAAACACATACAAAACAAGAAGTATATAAAAGCTGGAACAGCTCAAA